TGGCAAAGAAAAGAAGGTAAAAATCCAGAAGGTGGTTTAAATGCTGCTGGAGTGGCATCTTATAGAAGACAAAATCCAGGATCAAAATTACAAACTGCGGTTACAACAAAACCCTCAAAATTAAAACCAGGATCTAAAGATGCAAAAAGAAGAAAGTCTTTTTGCTCAAGATCTGCTGGGCAAATGAAAATGTGGACTAAAGCAGCAAAAGATCCAAATTCTAGATTAAGATTAGCAAGAAGGAAGTGGAATTGCTAAGTTTTATAAAACACATATTTAATATCATATATTTCCTCTATCAGATGCCCGTAAAGAAGTGCGAAATATAAATACAATACAATTTAAGTAAAACATCAATACCCCCCTTTTGGGGGAGCGTAGGCATCTATAATGTAATAATAATATCCGAATCATACTCATACCCAAAGCAGCAAGAAGAAATTTGAAATGTTTATTAATATCCATTTGTATTTTTAATTTCATAAATAATGTAAAATAATGAAGTTATATGAATTATAAGACCTATATTAGATGTAAAAAAATAAAGAGTAATTAAATATGGGAGCTGATATTTATCTTGGAAATCCTTTACTTAAAAAAGTAAATACTTCAATTGAGTTTACAGAAGATCAAGTTGTAGAATTTATCAAATGTAAAGATAATCCAGTGTATTTTGCAAAAAATTATATAAAAATTGTAACTCTTGATCATGGATTGCAACCATTCAAAATGTACCCATTTCAAGAAAAATTGATTAACAACTTTCATAATAGCAGGTTTAATATATGCAAGATGCCAAGACAGACTGGAAAAAGTACTACTGTAGTGTCATATCTACTTCATTATGCTTTATTCAATGACAATGTTAATATAGCTATCTTAGCTAACAAAGCTTCTACGGCAAGAGACTTACTTCAAAGATTGCAACTTGCTTACGAGAATTTGCCTTCTTGGATGCAGCAAGGTATCATATCCTGGAATAGGGGATCATTAGAACTTGAAAACGGTTCTAAAATTTCATCTAATTCTACTTCATCTTCTGCTGTTAGAGGAGGATCTTATAATATTATTTTTCTTGACGAATTTGCATTCATACCAAATCATATTGCTGATGACTTTTTTGCTTCGGTTTATCCTACAATTTCTTCAGGACAGAGCACAAAAGTAATTATCGTATCTACTCCACGAGGAATGAATCATTTTTATAGAATGTGGCATGATTCAGAAAGAAATAAAAATGAATATGTGCCAACAGAGGTTCACTGGTCTGAAGTACCTGGAAGAGATGAGAAATGGAAGGCACAGACAATTGCTAATACAAGTGAACAACAATTCAAAGTTGAATTTGAATGTTTAAGTGGGGATACTCAAATAGAAATTAAAGATATTGGTGGAAATATACAAAAAATTTCTATGGAAAATTTATACAAAGGATTGAATGTGGAGTGTTCTAAAAGTGTTTAAACTCAATAAAAATACATTAATAAAAACTCCTAATGGATTTAAAACTTTTTCTGGAATTCAAAAAGTATATAAACCTTTTTATCATTGGATAATTTTTGATGATGAAACGGAAATAAAATGCTCAGAAAATCATTCATTTGGTATTGAAAAAATAAAAGCATCTAATATTAAAGTAGGTGATTTTTTGCAGGGAAAAAAGGTTGTATATAATGAAATAGTAGAAGAAGGAATATATCTTTATGATTTGTTGGATGTTGGTGAAGATAATTTATATTATTCAAACAATATAATATCACACAATTGTGAATTTTTGGGTTCAGTTGATACTCTAATTAATCCATCAAAGTTAAGAACCTTGGTTTATGATGATCCGATAAAAAGAAATAAAGGATTAGACATTTATAAAAACCCAATAGAGGATAATAATTATTTAATAACAGTTGATGTTGCTCGCGGTGTTGGTAATGATTATTCGGCATTTATTGTTTTTGATATTACCAACTTTCCATATAGAGTAGTTGCAAAGTATAAAAATAATGAAATAAAACCTATGCTTTTTCCTTCAATAATACATCAAATTGCAAAAGTATATAATGAATCGTGGGTATTGGTCGAAGTAAACGATATTGGAGATCAAGTATCTAATATTTTGCATTATGATCTAGAATATGATAACGTTTTGATGTGTGCTATGCGAGGTCGAGCTGGGCAGATTGTTGGATCTGGATTTAGTGGTAAGAGATCTCAACTTGGTGTTCGTATGACTTCTTCTGTTAAAAAATTGGGTTGTTCAAACTTAAGAACTTTAATTGAGGATGACAAACTTATTGTTAATGATTACGACATAATAAGTGAATTGACTACATTTACACAACGACATAATACTTTTATGGCAGAAGAAGGATGTAATGATGATTTGGCAATGTGTCTTGTTATTTTTTCGTGGATAGTTGCTCAACAATATTTTAAAGAGATGACTAATAATGATGTTCGTAAAAGAATTTATGAAGAACATAAAAATCAAATAGAGCAGGATATGTCTCCATTTGGTTTTATCTCTGATGGATTAGATGATGATTTTTTTGTTGAGAAACAAACTGGAGATAAATGGATGAAAGTTGAATCAAATTATACTGGGCAATTTTGGAATATTGAAGAATATAATAATTTTTAACATACTATGGATTATATATAATGGATTTTAATACTCAAATAGAATTAGAACATATATTGTTTTTTGAGAGGAAGTGTAGAGTTTGTGATAAAATAAAAAATTTAATTAATGATTTTTATTTAACTAGAAAAAATAAAGGATCATTTCCTTCTGCATACTCATACGAGTGTAAATCATGCACAATAAAAAGAATTATTAGTTCAAGAAAATATATAAAAAAAACATTTGAGTTTGAATATCCAAATTGGTAGACTTGTTCACGTATCTTTTCCCCAATAGAAGTAATGTTTTTAATAAATACTTTTAGGTAATTTGGATTTCGAGGGTAATTAAGATGCCGCTAAATTTAGCATCTCCTGGGATAATTGTTAGAGAAGTTGATTTAACTGTAGGTAGAGTAGATTCTGTAACCGATAAAATTGCGGTTATTGTTGCTCCTTTTTCTCAGGGTCCTGTTAATCTCCCGACTATAATTAATTCTGAGCAACAATTATTACAGACTTTTGGAAAACCATATTCGGTTGATAAACACTATGAACATTGGATGGTAGCAACTTCGTATCTATCTTACGGTGGAAGATTAAGTGTTGTAAGGTCTGATGATGCAAGTTTATTAAATTCTTCAGTTGGAATAAGTTCTAATATAAAGATTAAAGGTATTACTCATTATAATGAGTTAGGATATGATGTGAATACTAATAGTAATTTTTTATTCGCAGCAAAAAATCCAGGATCTTGGGCAAATAATATTAAAGTTGCTATTATTGATGGTTTATCTGATCAAATAATTTCAGTTTCTTCTGCAACAACATCAAATTTAAAAGTTGGACTTGGAGTTACTCAATCAATTTCAACAACTATAGCAGGTATAGGAACTACATCTATTTTAAGCGGATATTTGAAAGGAATAATTACTAAAGTTAATTCTCAAAATTTTGAAGTTAAATTAGTTTCACACGTTAGTTTAGGTGGAACTGAAACATATGTAGATTATCAAGAATCTGGTGTTTATAGATTTGTAACAGGTACAACAATTGGAATCAGTAGTAGCACCGGAGTAAGTATTGCAACAACATCTTCTCCATCAATTACTGATTGGTTTAATTTACAATCAATTTCATTATCAAACGGAACTAGTATTTCTTGGAATGGGATTTCTGATAGACCAAAAACATCTGTATTCTCATCTTCAAGAGGGGGAAGATTTGATGAACTTCATATTGTTGTAATTGATGATTCTGGAAATATTACTGGAAATTCTGGAACTATTTTAGAAAAACATCTTTCATTATCAAAATCAAAAGATGCAGAATTTTCTGGAGGAAGTCCATCATATTGGAGAAAGTATCTTGAAATAAATTCTTCTTATTTATTTGCAGGATCCCAACCACATTCAACAATAGGAGGAATTACAACAACATCATTTACATCGGTAAGCACTGGTAATATCTTTACTTTAGAAAATGATATTAATTGGGATCAAGATGCTTCTCAAACTAGATTTGGTTGTCATGGAAATAGTACTTTAAGTTTATCAAATGGTACAAATTATAATGGTCAATCTGGATTATCCACTATTGGGTCTCTATCCGCATCCATAGGAAATATATCATCTGGTCTTGATTTATTTTCAAATTCTGAAAATTATAATATAGATTTTATTCTTATGGGATCTGCATCATATGATAAAGAAAATGCCCAAGCATTAGCAAACAAGTGTATTTCTATTGCTGAAATTAGAAAAGATTCACTTGCATTTATTTCCCCATACAGGGGTTCTATATTAACTGATACTTCTTCACAATCTCAAGTAACTATAAATTCTGATGAAGATATTACAAACAATATCATTAGTTACTTTTCTCCAATAGCATCATCATCATATGCAGTTTTTGATTCTGGATATAAATATATGTTTGATAGATTTTCTAATACATTTAGATATATTCCTCTAAATGGGGACATTGCTGGAATTTGTGCAAGAAATGATATTAATAATTTTCCATGGTTCTCTCCTGCAGGAACATCAAGAGGTTCAATTTTAAATGCTATTAAACTTGCGTACAACCCATCAAGATCTCAAAGGGATAGACTCTATACTAATAGAATTAATCCGGTAATATTTTCACCAGGATCTGGAATTGTCTTATTTGGTGATAAAACAGCTTTTGCTGTGGCATCTGCATTTGATAGAATTAATGTCCGCAGATTATTCATCTATCTTGAAACTGCAATATCTGGGGCAGCAAGAGATCAATTGTTTGAATTCAATGATGAACTTACAAGAACAAATTTTGTAAATATTATTGAACCATTTCTTCGAGATATTCAGTCCAAACGAGGTATTTTTGATTATGTTGTTGTTTGTGATGAAACAAATAATACTGCTTCAGTTATAGATAATAATGAATTTGTTGCAGATATTTTTATTAAACCTGCAAGATCAATAAACTTTATTGGTCTTACTTTTATTGCTACCAGAACTGGGGTTTCATTTGAAGAAATAATTGGTAACGTTTAATTACTTAAGAGGTTAAAAACATGGCAACTAGAAATCAACTAAATTCTCCTCCATTAAGAAAAATTACTGACTTCAAGAGTAAACTCTCTGGTGGTGGTGCTAGAAGCAATCTCTTTGAGGTTGTACTCTCCTTTCCGGATATAGCTCCTGCGGATACAGTGGTTCTCGATAAAACTCGGTTTTTGTGTAAAACTGCGGCACTTCCAGCATCTACAATTGCTTCACTTCCAATTTCGTTTAGAGGAAGAACGCTTCAAGTTGCTGGAGATCGTACTTTTGAAAGTTGGTCTGTTAATATTATTAACGATACCGATTTTTCAATTCGTTCAGCATTTGAGAACTGGATGAATACAATTAACCGAGTTTCTGACAATACTGGAGTTACAGATCCAACATTATATCAAGCAGATGCGTATGTTTATCAATTGGATCGTGATGGATCAACATTAAGAGCGTATCATTTCTATGATATTTTCCCAACTAATATTTCTGCTATTGACCTATCATATGATACAGAAGGAATTGAAGAGTTTAGTGTAGAATTTCAGGTTATTTGGTGGGAAGCAATTAAAGGAAACAGTCCTAAGGCTGGCGGTATTGATATCAACTAAATACATAATAATACAATTATTTAAATTATAATATGGCAAAACTTTTCGGGTTTTCTATTGAAGATTCTTTAAAAAAATCTAAGTCAATAATATCTCCAGTTCCACCTAATAATGATGATGGAGTTGATCATTATATTCAATCCGGATTTTATGGTCAATATGTAGATATTGAAGGAGTATATCGTACAGAATATGATTTAATGCGAAGATATCGTGAAATGTCAATTCATCCTGAATGTGATAATGCGATTGAAGATGTTGTAAATGAGGCTATAGTTAGTGATCTTTACGATTCTCCCGTAGAAATTGAATTATCAAATTTAGATGTCAGCAATAGTATAAAAATTAAAATTAGAGAAGAATTTAAGCATATTAAAGAACTTCTTGATTTCGATAAAAAATGTCACGAGATTTTTAGAAATTGGTATGTTGATGGACGTCTTTATTATATTAAAATAATTGATACTAAAAATCCAAAGGAAGGAATAAAAGAATTAAGATATATTGATCCTTTAAAAATAAAATATGTACGCCAGGAAAAGAAAAAGGATAATTTAGCATACACAATTAAAGATAATAGAGATCAATCTAATATTGATTCTCCAGAAATAGAAGAATTCTTTGTGTATAACAGATCCGGTAATAATTCTCCTTCAGGATCATTTAGTCAGGTTGGTGGAAGTGGTTTAACAGGTTCTGTTAAGATTTCAAAAGACACCATTTCATACTGCACTTCAGGACTGGTTGATAGAAATAACAACACCGTATTATCATATCTTCACAAATCAATAAAAGCTTTAAATCAATTAAGAATGATTGAGGATTCTCTTGTCATATACAGAATGTCAAGAGCCCCAGAACGTCGTATTTTTTATATAGATGTAGGAAATCTTCCTAAAATTAAAGCAGAACAATATCTTAAAGAAACTATGAATCGTTATCGTAATAAAATAGTTTACGATTCTAGCACTGGTGAAATTCGTGATGATAAAAAACATATGAGTATGATGGAAGATTATTGGTTGCCTAGAAGGGAGGGTGGAAGAGGCACTGAAATTACCACACTTCCCGGCGGTCAAAATCTCGGAGAACTTACAGATATTGAATATTTTCAAAAGAAACTTTATAGAGCACTCGGTGTTCCAGAATCAAGAATTGCCGGTGGTGGAGATGGATTTAATTTAGGTCGTTCATCCGAAATTTTAAGAGATGAACTTAAATTTTCTAAATTTGTTGGACGTTTAAGAAAACGGTTTTCAAATTTATTTAATGATATATTAAGAACTCAACTTATTCTTAAAAATATTATATCTCCTGAAGATTGGAATAGTATTAAAGATCATATTCAATATGACTTTTTATATGATAATCAATTTGCAGAATTAAAGGAAAGTGAGTTATCAACTAATAGATTGGGAACTTTAGCAACTATTGAACCTTATATTGGAAAATATTTTTCAACTGAATATGTTCGTAAAAGAGTTTTACGCCAAACTGATTCCGAGATTATTGAAATTGATAAACAAATTAGTGATGAAATAGAAAAAGGAATTATTCCTAATCCAAATTCAATTGACCCAATTACAGGAGAACCAATTCAACAACAAGATCAAAATATAAAAACTGGTGATATAGATCAAAATACAGTTAGTGATAATGAAGAATTTCCAACCGAACCAGATTTAGAATCACAATCTTATAATATTGATAAATCCATGAAAAAAGATATTAAAAAAGCAGAACTATAAATAGATTATATTCATATATTTAAAATTTATGGAAGATATTGTTAATTTGATTGCATCAAGTACTAATTCGTCTGATATTAGTGATGAAATAAAAAATGCTCTTTATAGAAAATCTTCAGAGAAAATTGATTATGTTAGACCTTTAGTTTCACATAACATGTTTGGTGATAGTGAGGATCAAGAATAATGGCAATTAAGATTGTTCAAAATGTAAATAGAATAACTGCAGTTGTAGGTTCTGCGACTACGAGCAATCCTATTGCGATTAAAAGTGGATATTTGAGAGTATCTACTGGATTAACATCAATATATGTAGAGACTGGTGGAGATCCAATCGCCACCCCTAATTCTTTTCATATTTCACCATATGGCAGTGAAGTTTTAAAGGAAAGAATTGCCAGACAAA